CCGTCGCTGTAGAGCCCGATCCAGGTCCAGTCGTCATCTTCGACGTCGCCGATGACGAGCCCCGCGATGATGTTCGTCGTGGGCAGGGTGACCGCGGGGATGTGCAGGATCCAGAAGGTGTCGCGCCCGCTCTCGCTGGTCGGGTGCAGGTGAAACGCGGTCTGGGTGTCGGGCGTGCCGTAGGTCGACCGGCCGAGGTAGCGCATGTCATCGGACGCGAGCGTGCGCGAGATCCGGAAGAGGCTCGAGCCACCGACGTGGGCAAAGGTGAAGCGCGCCGCGCCGACGCTCACCCACCGCGCCGCGTCGTAGCCGCCCGTGTAGTACCCGCCGCTCGTGGTGGTGGTGTCGAACTCCTCGAGGTACTCGGTCGTGTCGAGCTCGTCGATGACGATCTGCGAGCTGTCGAGCGCGAGCGTGTCCTCGAGGGCCACCTTGACCTCGTCGAGGGCCGAGCCGGAGAGCCGGAAGTGCTCGGCGAGCGCCGCCTGCCGCTTCGCGAGGTCGGCGCCCGGCGCGGTGCCGGGGCGAGCGACGCCTTCCCAGCGCTCGAGCAACGTGCCGAACGACGAGCCCGGCGGCATCGCCGCGAGCAAGTAGTCCATCGCGCCGCGCGTCCAGGATGCGGCGACGCCCTCGACTCCGAGCTCGCGATCGATCAGGGATGCCGGGTTGCGGCTGCGCACGTCCTCGGGCTGGAGTCGGCGGATGGCCGACAGCATCGCCGGTGCGGTGAGCGCGAAGCGGCGCCCGATCGCCACCATCTCCTCCATGACCGATGCCTCGTCGAGGAGCTGCAGCCATTCGAGGCGCCAGCCGACCGCGATCTCGGCGCCGCCCGCGATGCGACCGATCGTGACCTCACCCGACCCGGAGCTCGTGACCGCGATGTCGTTCGGCTCGCCCGTGCTCATGCCCGCCGGCTCGCCATTGACCGACCACGTGACCGCGAAGCCTGCCGCGGTCCGCTCGCGTGAGACGAAGATGACGGCAGGCCGGTCGAGCTTGATGATGGGGCCCGCGACGTAGCGCCAGGCCGTCGCCGCGGCATTGCGCCAGGAGAGGAGGAGTTGGACGGTCTGCGCGTCGGCGTGCGCGACCTCGGCGGACAGACGCCACGTCGAGTTGATGTCGTCGCCGTGCTGGGCCAGGGTCACGGTGGTGTAGCCCGACGCGATGAACGTCTCCCACGCGACGGAGACGCCAAGCGTGAGCGTCAAGTTCGCGTTCGCCTGCGCGGTCGCCGCGCCGCTCGGCACCGCCCGGAGATCCGACGTCCAGTCGATCTCCCAGGCGCGGCCGGTGATCAGGTCGCGGTCGATGACCGGGAACACCGGCCCCGTGCGCTCCACCGTCCATCCCGTCGGGTCGGTGGGCATCACCAGGCCGTCGGTGTGGAAGACCAGGTAGAGGAGCTGGCTCACGCGTACCTCACCAGGATCATCCCGGCGACGAGGAATCCGACCTTGCCGTCATCGGGGTAGATGTACTCGGTGGGCGTGACCGTCACGAAGGCGCCGCCGGCCGTCGTCTGGATCGTCGAGTCGAGCACGCCATCGATGGAGCCGACGATGCCGCTCACGTCCTGGAGGTAGAGCGCGCCCTTCCAGCTCATGCCGTAGACGCCGACGACCGGGCCGAGGGAGTCGATCCATGCCACGAGCGCATCGCGCGTCGGCTTCGTGAGCGGCCCGGCCGGGTAGACCGCTTCGGTGCCCGCGGGCGCCCACCCTGATGGGATCGGGGTGGCGATCTTGATGTCGTTCGCGCCCGGGCCGAGGGCCTCGATCGTGACCACCTCGGCGCCCGCGGTCTTGACGACGAGGCGACCCTGGGGCGCCATCGACACCGGGCGCGCCGCCGACAGGGTGAGCACGCGCGTGGTGGCGTTCCAGGCCGACACCGTGATCCCGCCCGGATCGATCCAGTCCGGGCGCAGGGTCTGATCGGGCATGGGTTGGAGCAACACCTGGACGCCGGCGGACTCCGCTACCGTCTCGAGGACCCGCGGCACCATCACGACCGGCCGGCGCGCCGCGAGCGCCACCGACAGGATGGTGCGCTCGCCCGTGGTGAGCGCGCGGACGCTGCCCGAGGCCGAGTGCATGCCGGCGATGTCGGTCGTGCCCAGGCCATCGCGGTTCGGGTAGACGAAGATCTCCGCGACGCCGGCGACCGCGAGTCCCCACCGGATCCAGTCGGCCTCGGTGCCGCCGAGGCCCGGCCGGCGCAGGATGGCCAGGATGCGCTCGCGGTACGGGCCATCCTGCTCGGAGTCGTCGCCGCCCGACAGGTCGACCACGATGGCCGCGCTGGTCTCGAGACCCGGGTAGGCCTCCTCGAATTCGAGGGTGTCACCGACGGTCAAGAGCGCGTCGGGACCCGGGTCGATCGAGGCCACGTCGACGTCAACGTATCCGGCCGCCGGGATCGTGGCGAACTCGGCCACCTGATAGCGCTTCGAGGAATGGGTCAGCGTGTAGCTCGTGAGCACGCTGGCGCCGATGTTGCCGCGCACGCGGAGCGCATTGGCGCCGAGCGCAACCGTCGGCCCCTTCCGCAGCACCTCGAGGATGACGCCCCACCGGTCGAGCGCTTGCTTGACCGCGCTGTCGGGCAGCGCGTCGCGATCCACGCGCTTCAGGTACTCGTGGAGATCGCGCAGGAGCATCGTCAACGAGCGCACGCGCTTCCACTGATCGGACATCCGCGAGACGTCGTCCTCGGGGATGAGGTTAGCGTAGAACGCCACCGCGAGGTCGGTGAGCTCGTCGAGGGTCGGGGTGATCAGATTGGAAAGCGCCATGGGTGGCTCACTTGCGGAACTGGACCACGTCCGAGATGTCGATCGGTCCGTTCTGCGCGTCGACGGTGGTGGTCTCGATCAGGAGTCGGCCGTGGGCCGGGTCCCTCTCGGCGCGCACCTCGAACGAGCGGATGAGGCCCTCGTCGAGGAAGGGCTGGACCGCGATGCGCATCGCGTTCTCGGCGCGCTGCGGCGAGTCCTGGGTGAGGCGATCGCGGGCGATGCGCCAGAGGTCGCAGCCGTGCTCCGGGTCGCCGGGCCAGCGGTCGCGCTTGCCCTGGATCGCGTGGTAGAGCGACGTCGCCACCGTCGTCGTGGTGACGCGGCCACCCTTGCCGTCGGAGACGTAGTCCCGGGTGACGGGATCGATGATGCGGCTCCGGCCGGGCATCAGAGCCCCGTCTCCGTCTCGGCCTTGGCGACCGCAGCGAGACCGCGGCCGCCGAGCCCCGCCTCGCCCGGTGCCGTGGCGGGGTTGACGATCGCTTTCCCGCTCGTGCCCGTCACCGTCCCGCCGCCATTGGTGAGCACGCCGCCGCTGTGCACATGCGACTCGGTGCAGATGCGCTCGAAGGTGCCATCGGGTCGGCCGATGAGGACATCGCCGTTGGCCTTGATCACCACGAAGGTCTTGGAGGTCTCGATCGCGACCTCGTCCGCGTCGAGCTCGCCGGCGGCTTCCATGCCGCGATCACGGGTCGCGATGATGACGGTGTGGGCGCCGCGCGCGCCGACGCGGACCGCGATGACCTCGGGTCGGACGGCCGGGTGCGACCGGACGCCGGCGACGCCGAAGGTCTCGACGCCGGTCTCGCGATCCAGGTTTCCCTCCGCGTCGGCGCCACCGGCAATGGTCGAGAGCGCGCCCTCGCTGCCCGCGAGCAACATGCGCCGGATCATCCCGCGGCGCTCGTTGGCCTCGCGTTGTTGCGGCTTCCGAAGTGCTTCGATGCTCGGTCTCATCCGGCCATGCTCCGTAGATCGGTGCCCTTGGGGACCAGGGTTAGCTGAGTTGTGCGCCCCGATCCACGACTTCCGGCGAATACGACCTTCGTGATGATCCAACTCTTGGGGTTGCCGCGCGCTTCGATCTCCTCGTCGATGAGGCGAACCATGCGATCCGTCGTCCAGTTGGCGGCCCGGCCATCGGCCATCGGCTGCGAGTGACCCTCCATGAGCGCGGTGGCGTCGAGCGCCGTCGATTCTCGCAGGGCCAGCTCGCGCTCGGCGCGCTCGCGCGTCTCGCGCGCGGTGCGCATGTCCTCGTCCAGGACGATGAGCTCCTTCGGAACGATGAACGATCCGCCGGTGCCATCCTCGTTGGGGCCTTGCTTCACGGTGAAGCGCCGGCGGACGTTGGGGCCGTCGTTGACGTCATCGCCCGCGCCCGCGCCCATCACCGTGATCCTGGCGTAGCGCTCGGCCGTCGACTCCTTGTGGCTGAGCTCGATCGCATCCATGCCCGGCGGGCGCTTGCTCCCGGGCTTCGGGGCCAGGATCTGGAACTGGGGCTCCTGATCGTAGTTGGGTCGCCCGATCACGAACTGGCGGCCGTCGGCCGAGCTCCACGCCACGAGCCCGCTCTTCTCGAGGTAGTACTCGATCACCTGCGACCGGGTCTCGCCCGGCGTGATCCTCTTCTTTGGGCTCGCGCCCACGTCGATCGCGGGCTCCCTGGACACGGTCGCCAGGCGCGCGGCGCCACCGCGGAGGCGCCGATTGGTGGTGTTCTGGAGAGTGATCTCGTTGAACCACTTCCCGGCCATCTTCTGGCCGAGCTCCAAGATGCCGAGGCCGCCGAGGCCGATCAGGGGAGCCGACTCGTCGACGAGGCGCCCGCCGCGGTCGCGGCCAGACAGCCGCAGCGTCGAGCCACTTCGGGTGTAAGACCGATTACTATCGTCGATGAGCCCGGTGAGGACGGGCGCGCCGTTGATCTCGATGATGATCGGCGAGTCGGGCGCGGCGTGCTGCCAGGCCGTGAGGGACATCGGCAGCTGGATATCCCATGGATCGGCGATCTCGAGCATGTCGTTCGTGACGCTGTACTCGACCACGTCGTCGAAGCGGGTGTAGACGAAGCCATCCACGGCGCGCTTCGTACGTGGGCGCCCGATGAAGATCTCGACCTTGTCGGCGGTCACCGGGCGCCGCCCTTGCGGCGCGTTGCCTGGCGCCCGACAGGCTCCGGCGTGGGGAGCGACAACTGCGACCCGGCGAGCAGGAGCGATGGGTCATCGATCTCGTTCATGCGGATCGCCTCGTCGTAGTGGCGATCGTGATCGGTGGCGCCGTAGATGTCGGTGAGGACGCACCGCAGTGGCGAGGCCGCGGCGACGGTCACGGTGATCAGCGCAGGCGAGTCCTGTCGGGCGACGTTCGCAGCGCGGCGCACCTGGTAGTGCATCAGCTCCATCGCGCGCCAGAGCTCGTAGTTCTCGATGGTCGCCGAGAGGTCCAGCGTGGTGAGCGCGCCGTCGATCAGCGTCGATAGCCTCTGCAGGCCTGCGGTCACGTCGCGCGGCGTCACGTCCGGGTCGGACGACCACGAGTCGACGGTGGCCTCGACGTCGTCGCAGACCACACCGACGAGCTCGGCATCGTCCTCGGTGAGCGTTCCATCCTCGACCCCCGCCGCGGCCTGATCGCGGGAGATCTGTGCCTGGGCTGCCACGGCGGCCTCGGCGCCGTCCGTCGGGTCCGAGACCTGAGAGGTCAGAGGGCGCGGGTTGACCCCCTGTTCCATGATCGTGGCGTCGATGACGATCTGATCGCGCTCCTCGGCGGCCGACGACACGTCCGAGACCTCGATCAGCGCCGGGAACGAGCCGAACAGCGGATGGACGAACTCCTGCGCCTTGCCGCTGGCGGCGAGCGCGAGGAACTCGCGGCACCGGCGGACGTGATCGCGCTGGTCCATCGAGATGGCCGGATCGCCATCGCGCTCGAAGAACAGGATCTGCGCCGAGACCACGCGCGCGTCCGCGCCCATGTCCTGAATGGCGGCGCCGTCGCGCCCCGGCGCCGCGAAGGGGACGAGCGATCGGCGGAACGTGTCGCGCGTCGACAGGACGTCGATGGGGAGCCCGCCGAAGCTCGACGGGTACATCACGCTTTCCCAGACGTCGGCCATCACCTCATCCTATGGGTCTTGGAGTCGGAGATGACCTGCGCCATCGGCTTGTCGCCCTCGAAGGAGACCACCACGCGCACGTCGACGGGGAGCGCGACGGGGGCCTGGACGGGGCCGCGCATTGAGCCGTAGGCGCGCGAGAACTGCCGCGCGAGCGGCGTCGATGCCTGGGCCGCGCGCGCCTTCTCGGTGTCGAGCTCCATCCCCTCCGGTCCGAGCGCGAGGGGGAACTGGCGCATCAGCTCGTCGGAGCCGCGGCGCTGGATCTCCGCGTCGCTCACGCCCAGCGCTCGCGCGGCCGCCGCCGACTGCCGAAGGCGGCTGATGTCCTGGCCGCCGTAGACCTTCGCGACGTTCTCGGGGCTCGTTGATCCGGTGTAGCCGAGCGACTGAAGCTCGGCGATCCGCCCCTGCATCTGCTTGGTCTCGTCGCGCCGGCGAACCTCGGCGAGCATGCGATCCTCGCGCTCGCCTTCGCTCTCCCATCGCTTCGACGAGAACCCCTCGCCGCGGGCGAGGTTGGCGAGTCGGGTCGAGAGGCCGGTCTTCTCGTCGAGCCAGTGACCGAGCGCGAGCCCGGCGGCGCCCGCGGCGGCGACCGCGCCCGCCTTCGCCGCGAGAAGGAGCATCCCCTTGCCCGCGCCGGCGACGCCAGCCGCCGATCCTGCCGCGCCGGCGACGCTCTCGGCGACGCCAGCCGCCCCGCCGGCCCCCCCGCCGCCGCCTCCGAGCACCGCGCCGAGCACGCCCGGGCCGAAGCGGCCGGCGGCGAAGAGCGCGGTGGCGGCGATGGGGTGCTCGCCGATCCAGCCCACGAGCTTCGCGATCATCTTGAGCGCGCCGGCGATGCCGTCAAGGTGATCGCGGAGTTGCTCGTTGAAGACCTCGGCGAGCGCGGCCTGGGCGCTCTTCGTCTTGCCGGCCGTCGACTCCATGTACGTGTTGAAGTCGCGCGCCACGGTTCCCGCCGCCGCCTGCGAGTCGGCGAGTCGGGTGAACGAGTCGCGGCCCTGATTCACGATCTGGAGGAGGGCCGAATAGGCCTCCTTGCGGCCGAGGGTGTCGATCAGCTTCGTGGGCGACTTGAAGAGCTTGGAGTCGCCGATGTCGAAGATGATGTCTGCCAGCGGCCGGAGCTGGCCCTTGTCGAACACCTTGATCCCCTGCTTTTTGAACTTGCCAGCGTTCGCGACGAGCGATCCCATGAGCGACTCGAGGCCGGTGGCGGCCTCCGCCGTCGAGCCGAAGCCGCCGCGCACGTTCTGAAGGAGCGCGCCGAGCTCGCTGAGGCCCGCGACGCCGGTCTTTCCGAAGGTCGCGAAGCGGGGCGTGAGGCCCGCGAGCTCGGTGGCGAGCTCGTTCAACTCGACGGCTCCGGCCTTGCCCTGGGCGGCGAGGATGTCGAACGCGGTGCCGAACTGGCCACCGCCGATCCCCATGTTCGTCTTGAGCGCCGCGCTCACCTTCGACAAGTCTTCCATGCTGGCGCCGGTCGCAGTCGCGGTCTGCGCGAGCGCCGCCATGCCCTCGGTGTACGTGTTCAGGTCTCCGGTGAGGCCGGTGAAGGCCTTGGCGCCCGCGAGGAGCTCGTCCGGATCGACGCCCTTGGCCTTGCCGACGGCGAAGAATGCCTTCTCGAGGTCGCGCATCGACCCCTTGCTCTTGCCGGCCGAGATCTGCAGCCGCACGAGGCTGTCCTGGAAACCGTACACCTTGCGCGCGGCCACCGCGAGCGCGCCGAGGGAGCCGACGCCGGCGAGATCGAGCGCGCCGGTGAAGGCGCCGCGCACGCTGCGCCCGACCTCGCGCCCGATCGAGGTGAGCTCCTTGCGGAGCTTGCCCTTGGCGCGCCGCGAGTCTTTGTCGACGTCGCGGTCATCGATGCGGAGTCTAATTTCTGCGTCGCGGGCCATGCATCACCGTTGTCGTCGGTAGCTCTCCAGGGTGGTAGTCTCTGAGGTCCATCCCGGGCGCGCCTGGATCGGTGGCGGCTTCGGTGGTTCAGGCGGCCTGTTGCCGCCGATCGCGTCGCGGATCAGCTCTCGGGCTCGGAGGGAGAGGAAGACTTGGGCGTCGGTGAGCTCGATGGCTGGCTTGCCGTAGAAAGCAGATAGCTCGCAAGCCGCCAGGATCCGATGGATGCCAACAGCTGAGGAGATCTTTTTTTTAGCGCGTCGTCGATGTCGGCGAGCACGTCGTCGTCGATCTCCGTGTCGGGCGACGGGTCGATCGACATGCGGAGGTCTTGGTAGTCGACGAAGATCGCCGCGCGCTCGTCCGGCGTCGTCGCGTCGCGCATGACGTCGGCAGTGCGGAACATCGGATGCCACCGCGCCGTCCGTCCCTCGACTGGGCGCGACGGGTCACCGCATGCGCGCGCGAGGAGTTGCGTCACCTTCTCGGCTGCCAGTGTCTCGAGGGTGATCCCGTTGATCTCGAGCTCGAGCTTGCGGAAGCGCGCGAACGTCGCGGCCTCCGCCTCTTGGAGCTCGCCTGTGGTGAGCACCCGCATGCGGACCATGAGCTTGCCGCCCGGCCACCGGATGTCGCGCCACTGATCGCGGCCGCGCTCGAGCCGGGAGATCATCGCCTCGACTTCGGCATCGTGCTGCGCCGCGGCCTCGCGGGCCTCGCGGATCTCATCTCGGGCGGGGCTGGCCATGGATCACAGACCTTCCGGGTCGGGCCGGTAGTCGGCGGCGACGAAACTACACCGGTAGGTGTGCTCGCCCTCGCCGTTCGCCGTCTCGTTGACCTCGGTGATCAGCGCGTTGACGAGCGTTCGCCGCTTCGCGGTGGGGCCGAGGCCGCGCTGGACCATCGCGTTGAAGCGCTCTTTCGTCCGCATCATCTCCTCGAGATCGATCTCGAGGGTGCCGACCGGGAGGGTGATTTCCATGGTCCCCGCGATCGTGCGCGCCCCATGGCGGAAGCCGCGCGCGGTGCGGTCGCGTCGCAGCGTGTAGGCCGGCCGCGACTCCTGGGTCTGGGTGCAGTCGAACTGCCCGATGTCCTCGCAGCGAACGGCCGGGCGGCCCGTGCGCTCGATGGTAATCGTGCATACGTCGACGAGATCGGTGGTGCCTGGCATGTCTCAACCCTCCTCGAGGTGGTGGTGGCTCACTCGCCGACGAAGAGCCGATGTACGCCGTGGATCTGGTGGCAGTTCGGCACGACCGACTCCGGGATCTCGACGAGCAGGCGCCCGATCACGTTCGGATCCTTCTCGACCTTGAGCTCAGCAGCGTGGGCGTCGACGTTCTGGAGGTAGCCGAGCTCCTCCTCGCGCTTGAGCACGTTGAACACGCTGGTCTTGACGTCTCGGACGAGGTCCTCGTCGATGTTGCGGTTCTTCATGATGCGCGCGGCGGCCGCATCCACCTGCCGCGCGGTGTAGGCCATCGTCTTGGACGGCCCGATGTCGAGCAGATCGAAGAACGGGTTCGAGCCGAGCGCCTTTTTCGAGGTGACCAAGCGCTCGACCTTCGCGCGGCCGCTGTTCTCGCCGACCGTGATCGGCGTGACGCCGGCGGCGAGTGCCGTCTCTATCTCCGAGTCGATGAAGATGTCGGCCGGGTTCTCGATCGGCGGAATCGCCGTGAGCTCGGTGCCGTCGAAGTTGTAGTTCGGGGCCTCGCGCGAGGCGACCATGGCCGCGATGGCCGCCGCCATGACGCTCGGCATCGCCTCCGACAGCTCGAAGGAGATGACGATGATGCGCTCGTCGTTGGGATTGAGGCCGGTCGCGGTCGCGAGAGACCCGTTCTCGCCGAGGTAGTAGTGGCGCCAGCGCTTGCGCGTTGCGCCCCACGAGATCGCCGCGTCGGCCGCAAGATCAGTGACGTCCGCCGCGGCGTGGTTGGCGATCGCGATGTCCTGGTAGTCCTGGGTCTGGAGGGTGTCGAGCTGCGCGGTGATGTCGATCGCGCCGGTGCCGCTCGCGGGCTGAGTCAGCGCGATCGAGATGCCGGCCGGCTTCGACCGGACGCGGATCTTGACCGCGTTCCCGTTCACGCCCAGATGCTTGTGCGTGTAGGTGACGGTACCAGTCACGTTCACGACGGTGCCCGGTACATCGAAGAGGGCCGCGTTGACCGCGGCGACCATGGCATCACCGGCCTGGGTCGCGGTCGCGCCCGACGCGATCGGGGCCCGGAAGACGCGGCCGGCGATCGAGAAGACGATGTCCCCGCTCTCCGTCGACGGCCCGGTGATCACGAAAGTACCCGTTGCGGCGGCGCCCGCCGGCGCGGCCACGGGAACCGCCCACACCTCCGCCGCGGTGCCCATGTCGACGAACGTCGTGAAGGCCGCGCGGCACATCAGCGCCAGCTCGGAGCCGATGCCGAACTGGGTATCCGCGTCGGCCTCGTTGAAGATCTGGATCGGGATCGCGACCGTCGCGAGGCCGGAGGTATCCTTGATCCCGACGAGCGCGATGCGCCGCTGGACGGTCACCAGCGAGCGCGAGCCCGAGGTCTTGTCGAACTCGTGGGAGATGCCCGGGCGGCGCTTGTCCGAGGGGAACGTGTTCTTGATCGTCATCGGTCATCCTCCAGGATGTCGGTCTCGAGATCGATCTCCGCCGCCAGGCTGTCGAGATCCAGATCGATGGGCACCGGGTCGAGCTCGGGGGTGGGGTCGGCCATGATCGGCCGCATGCGCGCGGTCACCGCCGGGGACGCCTGCATCGTCTCGAAGCGCTCCTCTTCGACGACGGCGAAGTCGCCGCGTAGGATGCGGCGGCGCGCCCACGAGCTGTCGCGCACGCGCACGATCCCGCTCTCCGGCGTCATCACCACGGTCCCGTCGACGCCCTCGTCGGGCGGCACCGGCAAGAGGTTGCCCTGGACAAGCCGCACGAGGAGGGGGGGTCTGGCCATGTCTCGGGTTACCACGTCAATCCGGCGCCGCGGTAGCGATACCGCGGGCCACCAGGGTGTCGCGATCGGCGAGCTCGTCGTGGTTGAAGTGCTGGTGCTCGAGCTCGCTGATCAGCGGGGCGTCATCCTCGGTGTCGCGCGGCTGCGCGATGCGCACGGGGATGCGGTAGACCGCGCGCCACGCGGTGAGGTTCTGCGTCGAGTAGAGCTGCTGTTCGGTGACCGGCCGCAGCACGCCGGCACCCTCCACGCCCGTCTGGCGGCCCATGAGGCCCTGCCGGATCTTCGCCAGCATGTAGTAGATCCCAGGATCCCCGTAGTCGACCACGTCCTCGTCGGCCGTGGCGACGTCGCCGCGCGTGCGCTCCTTGTGGCCCGACAGCGTCGACGAGACCACGAGGATATCGACGGTGAGTACGTTCGTGACGGCGCGCGCGGTGATGGCACCCTCGTCGTAACGCCCCGTCGACGTGGAGACGAGGATGGCCGGGCTCTCCCCCTGAAGCTCGCGGTAGAAGTCGTCCGCGTTGTCCTCGTCGATCTCGCCGTTGAAGGCGCGGAGGGCCTTCAGGAACCCGCCGTTCGAGCGCAGCAGGGCGCCCAGGCGGATGACGACGGCATCCTCCACCATCCGGCGCTCGGAGGCCGAATGCATCGGTGTGGTGGCCCAGATCGCGATCATAGCGACAGGCTCAAGCGCTTGAGCCGGATCGACGGGTCCCATCCGCCGAACACGTGGGTCTCGATGGCCTCGGATGCCAGGCGCGTGAAGCGCTCGCTCCAGTAGATGTAGGTGCGCCGCGGGATGCGCGCGCCGCGACCCGCGGTGCCGCCGGAGTTGTGCACCTCGGCGAGCCCGCGCCGCCTGATGCCGCTCGCGGCCTTGAGCTCCTTGGCGCTGGCGGTGAAGCGCATCGACCGGGGGAGGCTCCCCAGAAGCTCGCGCGCGCGGGCGAGGTGTGTGACCGTCGTCGTGATCTTCGTGTTCGTTCCCCGGTGCGTGCGCGTCCGGCGCCGCCGACTCACGCGCACGACGGCCGCGCGATCCTCCAGCTTGGCGAGTGTGGCGCGCGACCGGCGCGGCCAGGGGCCGTCGGGGCCCATCGCTCGAGCGGCATGATCCGCGTGGTCCTGTGCCGCCGGCCTCTTCAAGGCCTGGAACACGGTCCGCACCGTGTCGGCCCGGCGCTTCATGGCCGCGAAGCCGCGCTCCACGTCGGTCATGTTGATGACGAGGTCCCGGCCCATCACCAGAACCCTTTCGTCTTCTCGCGGCCAACCGCCTTCGTCGACGGCCGGTCGTAGGCCTTGTCGACCACCATGGTGTGCGGGGTCGGCGAGGGCGTCGTGCCGGGCGTCACCTTGTGGTTCGCCAGCGACTCGAGCCACTTCATGCGGGCATCTTGCTCCGCGATCTGCTCCGGGGTGGGGCCCACGGGGCTCCCCTGGATCAGGTCGTAGATCGCCAGCCGGACCGCGATCCGCTTGATCGCGTCGCTCGGGGTCGGGAAGGGCACGGTGTAGTGCTTCGCCGCGTAGCTGTCGATCATCGACGCGGCGGCCTCGCATGCGGCGGTCACCCGGGTGGCGTTGATGTAGCCCGGGTCCGTCTTCTCGAAGTCGGTGAGCTGCGACAGGCGCTCGGCGCCGATCACCGCCTCGAGGTCCGCTTGCGTGCAGTAGGCCATCAGCCGTCCGACCGCGCCTTGCCCTTCGCGCCCGGCGCGATGCTGGGCTTGACGCCGCGCGGTTCATCGCCGGCGCCGAAGTCGCCGCGGAGGGCGGCCTCGAGGTCGGCGACACGCTGGCTCAGATCGGCGACGTCGCTGCGGAGCTTGACGTTCTCGGCCGCGATGCTGGCCGGGTCGGACGAGGCGATCGCCTTGGTGTCGGCGAATGCCTTCGCCTCGGCGGCCGACACCTCCACCGCGATCAGGGACTCGGTGTCGCCCTTGATCGCCGCGGCCTGCTCATCGGTGACGTCGACGATCGTCTCGACCGGCGAGAACGAGATCCCCGCGCGGCGCGCGTGCTTCAGATGGGAATGGGACCGGACCTTCAGGAGAGGCATGGGGTGTTCCTTTCGTTGCGGACCCCGGAGTCGAACCGGGTGTTTCGTGGGTATGAGCCACGCGAGTTACCGTCTCTCTCGCCCGCAAGGTGGCGGCGCCGATGTCGTGGCGCCGCCTTCTGTGCCGCGATGCCGCGGCCTTGAGCCGATCAGGTTCCGAGGCCGCCGACGACGTCCTGCCAGGCGCCGTAGGCCACACCCTCCTCGGACTCGATGCCGTAGAGCACGTTGCCCGTCATGAACGTGTGCGGGTTCGTCGGCCCGCCGCGGAGACCGTCCTCACCGACCGAGTAGAAGTCGGGGCCGCGCTTCCTCTGCATCACCACGGCCGTCGGGTTCCGCGCGAGGAGGAACCACTTCGTGTCGGTGATGCGCGGCGTGACGATCAGCTCGACCGTTCCGCGCTCGAGGTTCTCGAGCTGGACGTTGGCGCCCGAACCCGCGCCGTTGACGCCGGCGATCCACTGGCGCTGGAGGATGTCGCGCCCGATGTCCGCGTTCTGCACGCCCACGACGAGGTAGCCGGGGACGTTCACCACCGGCTCGCCCTGATCATCGACGAACTCGTACGCCATCCGCTTGTACGCCTCGCGGTACTTGGCGAACGACAGCGCGCCGGTGAGGAGATTGCTCTGCGACACGCCCTGGCCGTTGCCGTCGGCCGTGTGGTCCGTGTCGAGGAGGAACTGGCCATCGTACGTGCGCCCCACCGTGGCCGCGAAGCCGGCGATGAGGGCGGTGATCACCAGATCGTCGAGGTGGCGCGGATGCGCGGACCCCATGTCGTTGATCTGGCGCGACCACAGGCCGAGTCGATCATTGATGATGTCTTCCTTGGGCACCTGGATCGAGCTCTCGTAGGGCTCGCATTCCATCTGGTGCTTCTCGGCCCGCAGCTTGTGAAGCCGCTTTTGACCGACCCATTTGCGCATCTTCGGGACCTGGGAGATCCAGTTCCAGACGTTGAATGGCCGATCGTCGGTGACGACTGCGGAGATCGTGTTGAAGAACGAGGGAGCATTCGCCAGCGACTTGAAGAACGCAGCATGGAAGCCGGTGTAAGCCGCGTCGAGCTTGCGTGCGTCGAGCGACTGCCCCCCTTGCTTATTTTGCGACATCGATGTGCCCTTTCAGGATTGGAGGAGGAGCGTCGTCACGAGAAGGTGACAGTGCCCGACGCGAGGATTTCCCACTGCGGGGTATCGGCGTTGCTCGCCATGAGGATGACGAACGCCGAGACGGCGCCGAACCCCGAGATGGTGGTGAAGCCGTTGCCGCCGGTGACAGTGATCGCCGATACCGGGGTGTTGGCCGCCGAGACGGTGCGGATGACCTTGACCTGCCCGCGCCGGTTGGGAGCGGCGAGGGTGTGGTTGTCGGTGCCGTCGACGGCGAGCTTCGTGAGGTCGGTCGCCAGCGACGCGGCGCCGGGCGCGGCCAGCGTGTCGAAGGAGCCCGAGAGGAATGGCATGCGGCCGAAGCCGCCGAGGAGGCTCACACAGACGCCGACCCCCGACTCGACACGCTCGACGAACCCGGCGAACACGCCGTGCGTGCCGGGCGTCTCGCGAACGGTGTCGTTGTCCTCGACGAAGCACGGCTTGAAGACGTCGTTCGCATCGACCGCGTCGGTGGCGGAGTTCTTCCACCAGAAGACGCCGCGCTCGACCTCGATCGTGCGCTGGCCTGCCGCGTAGCTGGCGTAGTGCGCCGCGCGGCCGACGACGGGGCCGGTGGCCGCGGCATCGGCGGCGGGGACCGCCTCGCCGGCGAGGTTGAACGAGACCTGCGTCCCGGCGAAGATCTCCGCGCCGGATGCGAGGTCCATGACGACGAGCCGCTCGATGTGCTCGGCGAGGGTGTTGCGATCTGCGGTAGACGCCATGTCAGCGCTCCCCGTTGGGGCCGTAGGTGTGGAGATCTTCGGCGGAGAGGCCGAGCTGGCCCGCCACCTTGATCGTGCGATCGTCGAGGGCCTGGAGGCTCGGCAGCGGCGAGGGCTTACCCTGGCCCGGGCCGCCCTGGGCCGGGAGGCCGATCGGGGCCCGCACCGGGATGGCGGCGAGCTCAGCCTCGAGAGCGGTGACGCCGGCCGCGGCGCCGAGGCGCCGGAGACTCGCCTCGAACGGGTCGGGCAGAGAGGCTCCGGCCGCGTCGGTCTGGCGGATCAGGCGCCCCGCGGTGTAGGCCGAGGCGATCGAGGTCTCGACCGATGCGGCGGCCGCCTCGGTCCGCGCTGCGGCGAGTTGGGTTTGGAGGGGCGCGAGCGCGGCCTCCGCGTTGTTCGCGCGCGTGCGCGCGATGTCGAGCTCGGCGCCGGTGCGCTCTTCGCGCTGCCGCACGGCTGCGAGGATGTCGTCCTCGGACGCCGTTGCCGCGATGCCGAGATGCGCGGCGAGCTTGGCCAGGGTGCTCATGATGTGGTGGCTCCGTCCGTTGTAGGTTTCGATCTCGGCGGCCAGCGCCGCTTGAATCTCCGCGATTTGCGTGCCGAGAACCGCCGGGACATTGACGGCGCTGACTTCCACTTGCTCGGCATCCTGGAACTCGTATTCGACGATCCGCTTGACGCCGTCAATCTCTACCTCATCGCCGGGCCAACATCGGCACGAGACGCGCGCCGGCGAACCGTGGGCTGTGCAGACGATTTTCCCGAGGCCGCGCCAGCCGATCGAGAAGCGATCGATCGTCCCGTCGAGGACGCTGATCACCGCCTCCGGCTTCACGGCATTGATCGTCTGTTGGAACCCGGTTTCCCCCTCGTCCAGGGCGGAATCGTCCACCGACGTGGTCGCCACCGACGCCAGGATCGTCCCCATCCTGGCGCGCTGCATGAACTGCAGATGATCGAGGAGGAAGGGCATGCCCTTGCCGCTGCGCGCGATCTTCCCCAGTCGCTCCTCGCGGAATCGGACGTGCTTCCGGTTCGGCCGGCCTGCCTTCTGGCGGTACGTCCGGGCCGAGAACGCCAGCTCGGCATGCTCGCCGGCGCGGATCGCCCGGATCATGTCCGCGCGCTCCTTGACGTCCATCTCCGCCGCCGGCGAGATCGCGCGCGCGGCGAGGCCCTGGCTCGGCATCGTGAGCGACAGCCCGAAGGGAATCGCCTCGTGATCGACGCAGAACGCGCTCGCGCGCGGATGCTCGTCCCTCATGCCTTCCTCCTGAAGATCTCGGCGAGCGTTGCGAGCGTGTCGGCGTCTAGGCCGAGCGAGAACGCCGGCGCGCCGCCGCCCGGCGGCTTCGCTGGCTCGCGGCCCTTGAGCGGGGTCCCGGTCGGCTCGCGGAGCTCGAACTCCTCGCGGATCTGATCCTCGTCGACGTCGAGGCCGACCTCGCGGACCAGGATCGAGACCACGCGGGCCCGCTTCTCGGGGTCCAGGTCCGACATCACCTGGATCTTGAGCCGCGGCGGCAGCGCGCCCCCGTATCCGTTCCACGCGACGAATGGCCCGCCGATGTCGCGGACGAACATCTCCTCGACGCGGCTCGCGTCGGCGAGGGCGAACGCGAAGGAGCGGGCCTCGTGCACGGCGCCGAGCGCGTAGCTTCCGGCCTGGCCAGCGTCCTGATTCAGGACGCCGCCCGCCATGAGCTTGCTCATCTCGGAGTTGCACCAGGTGATGATCGCTGGCCACACAGAGGTAGCGTCGCCGGAGCGCACCGCCTCCTTGACGATGACCTCGGTGAGGTCGGACAAGACCGCGTAGCCGTCCTCTCCGAGGTTCGCGAGCGCGTCCGCCAGGCGGTTGCGCGATTCCTCGTCGGCGCCTTGCTCGTAGTACCCGATCGTGAGCGGGAGGCCGAACTTGTCGGCGAAGATCTGCCAGTCGCGCCCGCCCCAGCGCTTGAACGCGCCGAAGAAGACGTTCGTGCGCATCGTCCCAGACGCCCACACGTTGCGCCCGCGCGCGCGGGTGATGGCCCAGCGCCCGGCTTCGAGCGGGATCTGGGTCCACGGCGACGTCGACTCGATGAACTCGATCTCGTTCACGCGATCGGGGTCATTGCGCGGCGCGAGGAACCGCCGGTGCGCATGATCGAGGAACCACGTCGGCACGACCTTGCCGCGCACCAGGTCCCACCGGATCGAGCTGCCCGCGAACCCGTAGTGCGGCGCCGTGAGGTGGTGCTCCATGAACCCGCGGAACGCGAGGACCCCGCGGAGCTGCTGCTCCAAGTCGCGCGCCGCGAGCTGGCTGCCCGCGTCGGGGCCGCCCGGCTTGATCGTCCACTTGCGGCCGGCGACGGTCTGCACGCGGAACTCGAGGAGTCCGCGGAGGTGGCCGTCGTTCTCGATGATCCCGTCGAAGAGATCGAACTGGCGGACGGGGAGCCCGGCCTCGGCCGCGCGGTAGCACGAGACGATCGTCTCGATCGAGACGCCGTACGCCGGGTGCGTCGAGAAGGTCTCGACCCCGTA